GCCGGATGAAGTGAAGCAATGACCACCGTGCAAGAACTGGAAGTCACCGTGACCAGCCACATTGATGTCTGTTCGGTACGGTACGAAGCAATCCATGCGCGTTTAAAGCGTCTGGAGAGACTTGTGATCTCAGTCGGAGGCACGGTCATTCTGGTGCTGGTCGGTGCGTTGGGTTCTATGGCAATGATGCTGGTGGAGGCATTGCAGAAGTGACTGAGACGACCGACATCGAAATGTTCAAGGCGCAGGTGCGAGCCGAGTTGAATCGGCTTGAGGCGCAGTCTTCGGCAAAAGAAGTCGCAGGCAAGGCCATTGGTAAAGATGGCCTCAAGTACATCACGGTCATCGTGGTCATCGGTGTCGTTTCCAGTCTTGCTTTGGAAGGCGAGAAGATTGCGGCGGTAATGGGCCTCTTGGGTGCGTCACTGACTGCGCTCATTTCCATGCTCAACAACATTGCCGGGGCTAACGAGAAGGAAGACAAGCCCGAGTTTGGCGTAATCAAGGAACTGATTAACAAACTGGATCGACTTGACCGTAAGGAAATGCCGATGCGTGTCGATGTCGAGGGCGACCATGTGACTGTCACCAAAGGCGATGATGTGGTGAGGGCAAGCAAATGATGACCATGATTAGCACTTTCCTGTCGTTCCTTGCGGGTGGACTGCCCAAGATTCTGCAAATCTTCCAAGACCGGCAAGACAAGAAGCATGAACTTGCTTTAGTCGCAGCCCAGAAAGAACGTGAGTTGGCCCTTGCAGAGCGTGGGTTTATCGCGCAGGCACGGGTTGAGGAGATCAAACTGGAGCAAATCCAAACGCAGACGGCTGGCGAGGAACGACAGGCTTTGTACCAGCACGATATCGAGATCGGCAAGGGTGCGAGTCAGTGGATGATCAACCTGCGTGCCAGCGTCCGCCCGGTTGTGACGTACATTTTCGTGCTGGAGTTGGTCGCGCTGAACATTGCCGGGGTGTGGTACGCATGGCATCAAGGCGTGCCGTTTGCGGCTGCAATGGCCGAAGTGTTTTCGGATGACGAAATGCTGATCCTCAGCAGCATCATTGCGTTTTGGTTTGGTACGCAGGCTTTTGGCAAGAAGTGAAGGTTAGCCCTGCCGCGATTCGCATGATTAAACACCATGAGGGCGTCAGAACACGCCCTTACAGGTGTCCTGCTTTATTGTGGACGGTTGCGGTGGGCCATGTCATAGACCCAAACCACGCCAAGGTGCCGTTTGAGGAGCGACGAAATTTACCGATACCCGACGGTTGGGATCGCACCCTCACGATGGGAGAGGTGGACGCTATCCTTGCTCAAGACCTTGGCCGGTTTGAGCGCGGCGTGGCCCGACTTTGCCCTGCTGCTCTTGGTCATCAAGGCCGGTTTGACGCACTGGTAAGTTTTGCCTTCAACGTCGGGCTAGGCAGCCTGCAACGCTCCAGCCTACGCATGAAAACCAACCGTGGCGAGTTTGAGGAAGCGGCTGACGAATTCCTAAAGTGGACAAAGGCCGGTGGGCGCGTGCTTCCCGGCCTTGTCAAGCGACGTCAAGACGAACGTGCGCTGTATATGGCTGAGGGGCTAGGACTCGAACCTAGATAACGGGAATCAAAATCCCGTGTCCTGCCTTTAGACGACCCCTCACCAAATTTCTACGCCAGAACGCTTGGCAGCCCATTCGGGCGGCGGTACGTGCCTCCAGTCATACGTACTGTAACGGGTTAAAAACCGTTCTAATGCGTTTATAAGTCGTTTCACGGCATGGCCTCCACGCTATAGGACGTTGACGGTGACCTCCAATCCCTCGGGACGTCTCCGCCAATCCAAGACGGGTCTACCCACAACAGTCTGTTGTTGGGGTACGCAATCCATTGCCCGCCGTCTAAGGCGATAATGTGATGATCCTTGCTTTGGTCTGGTATTTCCGACCAACCGCCGTTGGCCCAGAACACGGTGAACAAATACACGCCCGGGCGCTTGACGCCATCGCGTCCAATGGCCTGTACCCGGTGGTTACGCAGGAACTGCACCTCGCGCACCTCGCAAAACCGGCTGAATGAGTCCCACCAACACGCAATCTGAAGGCTTATGGCAGGGCATGGCTTAGAGCATAGGGCGTGAATAGGGATACGCGCCCACTGCGCCCCCTGCGCCGTCATAATCTGAAACATCGGCACCCGCATCGGCTCTGCGCGGAAACCAAACACGGTACATTCGGTAAACTCGCCGTGACCGCTTTGTTGGTCGTACAAGAATTCGTTGCGGACGTAGGCCGTGGTGTACGGCGTGTCTACCCAAAAACTCATGGTTCCTGCACCCACCGACTGTCTTTAGCACGCAACTCATGCACCTCGGCCTCTAGTTCCGCAATACGCTTGAGGTAGTGATATATCCGCTCGCGCATTTCACGGATTTCTTGACGGTATTCGGATGGAGTGTGCGTCATCCGATCCCATTCCTGTTCCCAGTCGTCGGTCATACGATGTCCTCCGCCCGCAGTTGTGCAATGGTTCTAACCATTCCCTCAAGGTGCGCTAAACGCACATAGTCGCGGTCAAGGTCAGTATGCGCCCTGCGGTCGATTGCGTCGTGGCACGCGCTACACGCCCACGCCCCCAATAGATCGTCAGCCTTCAGCCCCATACCGCTAACACCGGGCATCCGTATATGCGCCAGCACCACGGTTTCGCTGTTGTGGTTGCACACCCCCGGCAAGCGTACCGTGCAGCCTCGGCCCTTGGCTTGCTTGCGTAGGTTCACGCGAATAACTCGGCCTGTCCGCGCAACACATAACGGGCGTACTTCTTGCCGTTGCGGGTTTCGGTGACCGTTTCAATGTCCAGCCCCGCCTTTCGCAATTCAATGATGCGAGCGGCGAGCCTAAAGCACCCGTATCGGTCTAGGGCTTCAAGGGGGGTAATGGGCGCACCTGTCAGCAAGTGCGCTCTAATCGCGTCAGTTTGCGTCATAAGTAGGCTCCGGTATGACGATGCCCATTTCGGCGCACCGTGTTTCAAGAAACAATAGGTAGTCACTAAATTCTTGTTTGGTCAGTTTGCTGGAACGCTTGAGGGGCCGCATACGCTTACGCCCAAACCCCTCCAGCGTCTCCCATCCAAAACACTCACCCAAAAAGTATTCGTGCAAGTCGTCCCGCGTCCAGCCGTGCAATGCTTCACCGCCGCCCTCAAGGATTGCGGGGTAACACACGCCCCATAGAAACGAGTTCTGCTGGTTAGTACGCGGTTTCTTCCATTCCAACACCTCAATGCACCACGCCCGGTCAGACGATAGCCCCTGCACCATACGTGCAGCCGCCACGGCCAACTGTTCTGGCGTTGTGCCTCTTGGAAAAATGCGTTTCATACGCCGCACATACCTTCACATTCGTTGTTGAACATATCCACTTGCCCGTGGTCTGCGGCTGTAGATAAGTCAACCTCGCCAAGCGGTACGCATGACCGGTGCATAAACTGTTGTCCACGGATGCCCGGTTGCTGGCGTATGGCCGCGTCAACCTCAATTGCATCCGCCCATGCCTCTGGGTCAGCCTTTATAGCTCGCCACTCGTGGTCGCTGTGGAACGGACACCCAATGCAAGACGATTTCGGCGGCAACGGGTAGCCCTTGCGCTCCATCCATGCGAGGCAGTCAGAACGGCTCATGCCTTTTTCAATCAGCGGCCAGCGGTGTATCTTCCACCCCTCGCGGCTTGGTTTCATCCGCAAGGCTTCGTCCGTGCTAATGCCGATCAGCATTTCGCACATTACGCCCTTTGCTCGTTGACGCGGGGCTAACCCCATCAAGTCTCGAGTTTGTCGAGTCAGCGGCGCAATCTTGTATTCCGCCGTGCATTGCCGCCGCCCCATTGCCCGATCCCCGTTCGGCATCCTCATGTGCCACGGTATTGCGGCCACTCGTGTTCCGTTTTGTTTGTTCAAAATGTCTTGTCGCAAATTACCACGGTGTACCCGATGTACTGGGTACGGCAATTGCTTTTCCAGCCAATCCAGCCATTCGTAGACCTTGCGCGGCTCCCATCCAGTGTCGGCAAAGATCGCAGCGTCCACTGGGTCTAATTCGCCGTGAGCAATCATCAATGCCAAGGTTGATGACTGCACGCCCGCGCCTAATGACAAAAACCGTTTCAACGGCTGGCCTCCAGCCATTCTTTGCCAAATTCAACGTCTACCCAATCCTTAAACCACGGCCCGCCACGGGTGAAATGGACAGCGATGGGGTTGGGGCAATGGTCGCGGGTGTACCAGCCCTCAAGGTAGTTCCACGCTATCGGCAGCGACCCAATGACGTCATCGGTAAGCCATTGGAAGCGGTGCAGATACATACCCGATTCTCGGTTAACCACCTCAGGCGTCAATGCCTTGACTTGTGGGTGTCCGCAGTTGATAAACATGAACGATGACCAGTTCTTACGTGGATACAAATGCTGCGCCTTGTTGTCCATTTTGACGGCCTCGGTCGGCCGGTAATCGTGCTGTACCACGAAGCACGCTTTTGCCCCGTCCATGTAGTCGGTGATCGCGGCGATGTCCCCCCTAAAAAGAAAATCGCAATCGCAAAACAAAGCCCAGCCGTCATACCCGGCGAGGTATGGGGTCAAAAATCGGGTAAACGAAAACTCCGTAGACGACAACGGATCATGCTCACGCCAGTAAAGTCCTCGTTCACGAAGTTCTGACTGTTTGATGGGCTGGACGTCGACCGGGATGCTGGCGTGTTTCAGTATGCTTTTGCGGCATACCTGATACGCAATATCCTCGCGGCTGTCCCAGCCGACAAACACGCGCAAGTCAGAACGGGATGGCGTCGTCATGCCAGTTGTCCTCAGTCATTTCGGTCTTGGCGGGCTGATTAGAACGGGTCACCTTGCCCTCTCCCTTGGCTTGGAATGACAGGCTCATGTATTTGTCGCCCGTTTTCTTGCTGGACTTGATCCAGCCCGACACGTTGTAATCGACGTTGTTGATGACGCACGTACCCCGGTAATCGGGCCTGCTGGCGTTCTCGCCCTTATCGTTCTTAAACAACACGCCCTTCATGTTCGGATCGTAATTCACGGTTTTAACTCCTTCAGTTTTGCCAGTTTGTCGTCTAACTCTGCAAGGAATTTACGCACCTCGCCTTCCAACTCTGCAATGCGCTTGTCGTCACGCGGCACCCGCACGATGAGCAATTGCAGATGCTCGGGTAGGCGTGGGTCGTAGGACACAAAGTCGCACCACGGGCGTTCAGTGCAAGCCATCTGCCACTGCATTTGGGTCACGTACTTTTCGGGGGGCTTACCGGCTAACAAGTACTCAAGGTGGGTTGCCGTGTTAGGACACTTAAACTCCACGCAGCCTTCCCCTACCAGACCGTCTGGGGACGCGCCAGAATCGTGCAGAATCGCGTGCGGGATAAACCCCACCTCCTCCACCAACTCGCCTGTACGGGCGCTGTAGGCGGCCCTAGCGTTAGGTTCCTGCTCGGTACCCCAGTCCATCGCAGCGTTGCTGAACGAGGACGCTTTCTGCCCCGTCAACCGTTCTACGATAAGGTCGGCCATGTAATTGTCGCGGGATGCGCTGTACCCGTTTTTCGTCGTGGCTACAACGTCAGCCACGCGGCTAGCGGTGAC